GAATATAAAGAGAAAAAAGGCGAAGGGTATATGCAGTATGGTCAAAACAATGACTATCCGCAGTACCTATTAGACCTATTTAACAAATCAGCAAAGCACAATGCAATCATTCGTGGCAAGGTTAACTACATTGTCGGCAATGGTTGGGCAGGAGAAGAGGCTATTGTTAAGAAGGTTAATAGAGAAGAGAGCCTTATCGACCTAACTAAAAAGGTTGCTTTAGATTTAGAACTATTTGGCGGTGCTTACATCCAAGTTATTTGGAGTGTAATGGGCGAACAAGTAGCTGAGTTATGGCATTGTGATTATACAAAGATTAGAACTAACAAAGACAATACACAGTTTTGGTATAAAGACGATTGGAAAGTTACACGCAATCAAGAAAAAGCAGAGATTTACAATGCGTTTAACCCTGCTAACCCACAAGGTGTGCAGATACTTTACGTTAAAGAGTACAGACCGGGTATGAATGTTTATAGCCTTCCTGGTTATTTCGGTGCGCTTAACTATATTGAAAGTGATGTCGAAGTTAGTAAGCACGTTTTGGGTAATGCTCAGACAGGGTTTTCTGCCAGTAAACTTATTACTTTACCAAACGGAGAGCCAAGCCCTGACGAGAAGCGTAGCGTAAGTAAGCAGTTTGACAATATGTACACGGGTGCGGACGGCAAAAAGTATTTACTTGCTTTTGTAAACGATGTAAGTCGTAAGCCTATTGTAGATGATTTGGGTGCAAGTGATCTAACTAAAGAGGACTTCGGTAGAGTAGACGAGTTAATACAAACTAACATTTTTAGCGGACACCAGATTACAAGCCCTGACTTATTCGGTATTGCCGTTCCAGGTCAATTAGGCAACAGACAACAGATGCGTGATAGTTACGAGATATTTAACAACACCTATGTACGCTATAAGCAGATGCAAATTGAAGGCGTGTTTAATATGTTAGCGCAATATGCAGGGGTAACAGTAGAACTTAAACTACAACCTGTTGACCCGATTGGAATTGATTTTAGTGAGAATGTTATTTTGCAAGTAGCACCAAAAGAGTGGATATTAGAGAAGTTAGGCATTGACCCTACACAATACGGAATAGTTGCAGAAACAGAGCAACCAATGGCTGCAAGTCCTTTAAGTGTAAACGAACACATCAAAGGATTGAAAGGTCGTGAGTGGCAAAATATGCAGCGTATTATTAGAGACTTTAACAAGGGTAAGATAACAAGAGAACAAGCAAGTTCAATGCTTAAGGGTGGATATGCGCTTACAGACGAAGAGATATTTACTTGGTTAGGTGCAGAAGAGGAGCAATTTAGTGAAGTTGACTTTCAGGTTTTCTTTGAGTTCGGAGAAGATAGGAGTGGTTACGAAGTATTTAAAAGCAAGACAAGATTTAGTGACGATGCAGACTTTGAAATGTTTGCAGATGTAACGCAGTTACAATCTAATATCTTGGACTTGATTGTTAAGGATAAGCGTATTACTCCAGAGGTAATAGCTGACACACTTAAAGAAGACATTGGTGCGGTAAAGCGTGTTATTGATACCTTAATTGAGAAGGGGTTTATTAAGACAAGCGATGTAAAGCAAGGCAAAGGAATTGATAGCAACGTTATTATCGAAAGACAATTAACTGCACCTATCGGAGAGATTGTTGAAGCTATGAAGCCACAAACTACGCAGATATTAATTAGATATAGCTACGAGTGGAAAGCAGGTTTTAACGATGGCGATTTAGATACAAGCAGACCTTTTTGTAAGTACTTAGTAACTGCTAATAAGTTTTATACTCGTAGCGAAATAGAGACAATGAGTGCAAGGCTTGGTTATTCTGTATGGGACAGACGAGGCGGTTGGTACACTAAGCCGGGAACAAATACAGTATCGCCAAGTTGCAGACACGAGTGGAAGTCAAACATAGTTAAAAGAAAATAAGAAATGAGTTTAAACACATTATTCATAAGCGTACAGAATATTAAAGACCGCTCTGGCTTACACGCAAACGTGGACGAAAAACTTGTATTGCCTGAGATAAAAACCGCACAAGATATGTATATCCTACCGGCTTTAGGTAGTGCCTTATATAGTCGTTTACAAGCAGGTATTACGGCAAACAACTTAAACGCTAACGAGGTTATTTTATTAGACCAATACATAGCAGATACTTTAGTACACTATGTACTTAGTGAGTTGCCGATGGGCTTGTCTTATCAGTTCTATAACAAAGGCTTGTTAAGGAAGGGCGGAGAAAATACCGAGAACCCTTCTATGCAAGATATGATTGATGTGGCGAATAGATACAAGACCCGTGCTGAGTTCTACAAGCAAAGAATGATTAAATACTTAAAAGAATATTCTACACTTTATCCTGAGTACCTTAATCCTGGTAGCGGCATTGATGCAATCCACCCTGAGAACGATGCTTACACAACGAGCATTTGGTTAGGCGATTTTGATTGCTGTGCAGGTAAAAGCTTTGAGGAACTTTATCAAGGAGACAAAGGTTGTAGTAGCTGTTAATTATGAGTAAAGTAACAACAATAAAGAACCAAAATAAACTTCGTGTTTATTTAGAAAAAATTAAGAATGAGCCTAACGTTAAACCAAATAACAGAGCAAATAACGACACTCGGAAACGACCACGAACAAATTAACTTTGTTTACTTTGGCGATGTGTGGGAACGTTTAAGCAATGGAGAGGTAACTTATCCGGCTATGTTCTTTACATTAACGGGTGCTAATATCTTAGCTAAGAATATAGAGTATCAATTTAGCTTGTACTTTATGGATCGTATGCTAATGGAAGAGACCAACGAAACCGAAGTACTTAGTGATATGACTTTAGTAGGTCAAGACATAGTGGCGCAGCTTAGATACCCTAAAGCTATTTGGGAGATAGGCGATAACGCAGCTATTACGTTCTTTACTGAAAGCGACCCTGACTATCTTGCAGGAGTTAAGATTGATATTACAATGCAATTACCTTACTTAAACGATAGATGTCAAGTTCCATCTATTTATACATACTAAGATGATAGGAAAAAAGATTAACCAATTAGCTACCGAGTTAGCACCTGCTACAACCGATTTAACTATTATAGGTAACCCGGTAACAGGAGTAAGTAAAAAGATTACGTTATCACAAATAGCTAATTTGTTTGCAACTTCGGGTACAGTTACAAGCGTAGCAGTTACTGAAACAGGAAATGCTTTAACAATAACTGGTAGTCCAATAACAACTGCTGGAACTATTAATATAGGATTTGCAGGAGCAGCTACTCAGTATGTAAGAGGCGATGGGCAATTATCTGACTTCCCGACATCAACAGGTGGTGGAAGTTCTGTTTCTTATTATTTGAATTCAAGTGTAAGTCAAGGTACATTAGGGGGTGTTGCTTATAGACAATTTAGTAAAACACCGATTGCAGGTGCAGGAACTGATATTAGTGTTTCGGCTAACGGATATATAGCTTCTTACATTACTGATGCTAATGACCCAGCTTTATTAGAAGTACCTGCCGGTAACTTTAATTGTGAGTTATATTTTAGTGTTAACTCTAATAATCACAACCCTTATGTTTATGCAGAGGTGTATAAATATGATGGAACTACTTTTACTTTATTAGGTAGCAGTCAAAGTGTACCTGAGTATTTAACATCTGGAACTACATTAAGTCCTTACTACTTTGCTGTCCCTGTTACTGCAACTGTTTTAACAATAACAGATAGGATTGCAATTAGAATATATGCAAACGTAGATGGTAGAACTGTAACTTTACATACAGAAAATAGCCATTTATGTCAAGTAGTTACAACTTTTTCTAAGGGATTGACTTCGTTAAATAACTTAACAAGACAAGTACAATTTTTAGCAACAGGAACAAGCGGTACTGATTTTAACATAGCAAGTTCAACGGCTACACATACCTTTAATCTACCTACGGCAAGTGCTACTAATCGTGGTGCTTTGTCAAGTGCAGATTGGACTACATTTAATAATAAGCAGAACGCTTTAACTAACCCGATTACTGGTACAGGTGCAAGTGGGCAGGTAGCATTTTTTAACGGAACTACAAGCTTAACGGGGACTAATAATTTCTTTTGGGACACGGCTAATAATCGTTTAGGTATTGGCTTAACAAACCCTCAAAGGTCTATTGAGATTTTCAATTCTACTGCGGACAATCATTTGCGTTTAAGCGGTAATGCTCCAAGCGTATCAATGGGCGAGGCGGTAACGGGTTCTATCTACCAAGCTAAGTTCGGTCTTGTAACTGTCAATGGGCAGTTTGTAACGGCAGGTGTTGCAGGGGACTTTGTAATTATTTCACAAACGGGTGCTACTATTATTGGTACAAGTAGTACTGAGAAGATGCGTGTACAATCTTCTGGCAACGTATCTATAAACAATACTAACGATACTTTTAAACTTGATGTAACAGGTACGGCAAGATTAACAGGTCAACTTAGATTAGAATCTACTATTACAGACGGGACTTATACATACACGCTACCAAGTGCTACGGGTACTTTAGCTTTAACAAGTGCGTTAAGTGGTTATCTACCATTAACGGGTGGAACGCTTACGGGTGCTTTAGTTGGAACGAGTGCAAGTTTTAGTAGTAATGGTTCATCATTTGGTAGTGCTTCTGCGGGTAGTTATCCTTTAACTATTCAAACAAATGTAAGTGAACAAAGTATTAAATTTATTGGCAAAAATGATAATAATAATATACAATTTTTTGATAGTGCTGGAACTACTTATCAAGCAGTAGTTGGAACTATTGGAACTAATTTTATTATTGGAACAGGAACAAGTGGAACAACTCGTCTTACAATAACCTCAGCAGGAGCAGCTACATTTAGTTCAACTATTTCAACAAGCGGTGGTAGAGTAACTATTCAAGGTACTAATCAAAATGCAGTATGGTTTAATCAAAATGCAGGTGGTTCAAGTACAGGATTTTTAGTAGGCAGAAGTTATACAACTACCGATACTCAAGATTTCTTTATTTATGATGTTCTTGCTGCTGCTCCAAGATTATTTATTAATTCAAGCGGTAACGTAGGTATAGGTACTACATCGCCAAGTACATTACTTCATATGCAAAAAGACCAAAATACATATACTTGGTCAAGAATAGATAATCAAGCTAATAATGCATCTGCTTATGCTGGTTTACAATTAGGTGCTTATGGAAATACTTGGGGAATAGCAATAGGTTCTTCAAGCGCTAATAGTAATGCCTTAACATTTGTTATCGATGCAGGAGGTGGTAATACAGAAGCAATGCGTATAAAATCTACAAGAATAATTAACTTATCTAACGTACCAAGTTCAAGCGCAGGTTTATCAAGCGGAGATATTTACAAAAGTGCAGGAGTATTAATGATTGTATAATAAATAAAAATAAATAAATGGCAACAACTTACAAATGGGTAATATCCCAATTAGACACCGCACCAAGCGAAAACACATTAACCGATGTAGTTAAAGTAGTACATTGGCGTTATCAAGCAGAAGACGGAACTTACAACGCTGAGGTTTACGGGGCAATGGGTTGCGCTACACCTTCGGACACGGACTTTACTGCTTACGCTGATTTAACTTATGACCAAGTATGCGAGTGGTTAGTAGCCGGTAACGATGTTGCAGCTTTAGATAGTAACTTAGTTTCTCAAATCGAGAACCAAAAGAACCCCCCGATTGTAAACTTGCCACTACCTTGGATTAACTAAAACTATATATCTTTACAAAAAAAACAAAATGAAACACAAACAACTATTACAACTTGTCGGTAACTTAAACGCAGTTATTGGCGGTACAGAAACAAAGACACAAAAAAAGTTAGTACAGATTTACAACAAAGTAAAGCCTTATCACGAAGCATATAATACGGAAGTAGAAAGCCTAAGATTAGATGCAGCGCAAACCGACGATAAGGATTGCTTACTATTAGACGACAAAGGAAATTACAAGTTCTCAAAAGACGGCATCAAGAAACTAACTAAGGACATTGACGCTTTAAATGATAAAGAATTTGACTTTGTAATAATTAACGTAGTCAATCCACAAGGTCTTGAAGACTTTACATTCTTAGAAGATTGGACTACCGGAATAGAATTTAACAAACAAGAAGAAGAAGAACTATAAATGGCAAATAACAACCAAGCAGACCAATCAACAATAGTATCATTAGTAAGTGCTACTCTTAGCATTACAAGTATTCAACCACTATTCACATTGTTGGCGAGTTTGGTTGCTATTGTTTCTGGCGGTATGGCTATTAGATACTATTGGAAAATGACTAAGAAACTAAAATGAGAATAATACTTTTAGCTTTACTACTTACAAGTTGCGCTTCTGTTAAGAAGTTTGAAAAGAGATATGATAGCACTGGCACTATTAAAGTGGACTCCGTGCGTTTGACTTTTTACGATAGCGTTACCAAGATTATAGAGAAGGAACAAATATTTACAAAAAGCATTACGATCTATGACACAATCCGCATCACAAAGGATAGCCTTATAGTTATTCCCAAAATCGTAACTAAATGGATTTATGAGATACGAGAGAAGGAAACAGACAATAGTCTTATCAAAAAAGACACAATAGCGTTTAATCGCACAGAAAGTACTCAAATTTCGATTGCAGATAAAAGTAAGGTAAGTACACAGAATAACTTTTGGAAGGCTCTAATCGGTCTAATAATAGCCATTATATTAATTTTAGCATATTGGAATAAGTTATGGAAATAAATAAAGCAGGTAAAGATTTAGTAAAGCACTTCGAAGGGTGCAAGTTAAAGGCATACAAATGTCCGGCTAATGTCTGGACTATTGGTTATGGCAATACTTTCTACGAGGACGGAAGCAAAGTAAAGGAAGGCGATGTAATTACTCAGGAAAGGGCGAATGAATTATTTGACACAATCATTGATGACTTTGTTAGAATGACAGATGCGCTTGTAAAATCAGATGTTAGTGAAAACAATTTTTCTGCGATTGTTTCGTTTGCTTTTAATGTAGGCACGGGCAACTTAAAGAAAAGCACTTTACTAAAAAAGGTAAATGTCAATCCTAAAGACCCGACAATTAAGGCTGAGTTTATGAAATGGACGAAGGCAAACAACGTGGTGCTGAAAGGGTTAGTGAGGCGAAGAGAGGCTGAGGCTAAACTATATGAGCAACTTTAGAACTATATTAGTTAATTTATTATCAGACGAAAGCAACAGTATAAGCCATAAAAGAGTGGTGGCTATGCTTGGCAGCATTTGTCTTTTTATTTCTTTGTTCTTAAATATAATCTTAAAAATTAACCCAAGCGATAAGTTGGTAGATGCGGTCTTGTATCTTACGCTATTTGCTATGGGTTACACTACAATAGATAAATTCAGCAAAAAATAAACAATGCTCAAAACCAAACGCAAACGACTATTCTTTGACATCGAAACAAGCCCGAACGTAGGCTTTTTCTGGACTGCCGGTTACAAGTTAAACATTACAACTGATAGCATTATCAAAGAACGTGCAGTAATTTGCATCTGTTACAAGTGGGAAGACGAAAAAGAAGTTTATTATTTAGAATGGGATAGCAAACAGAATGACAAAAGAATGCTGCAAAAGTTTGTAGAGGTAGCTAATACTGCATCGGAGTTAGTAGGACACAACGGAGATAAGTTTGATCTTGCTTGGATAAGAACCAGGTGCTTGTTTCACAAAATAGAAATGTTCCCTTCTTATGTTACTATTGACACGCTAAAGGTAGCAAGGCAAAAGTTTAGATTTAATAGCAACAAGCTTAATTACATAGCTGACTATTTAGGTATTGGCACTAAGATCAAAACAGAATATAGTTTATGGAAAGACATCGTTCTGCATAAGGATAAGATTGCTATGGCTAAAATGATTAAGTACTGCCAGAAGGACGTAGTGTTATTAGAGCAAGTATTTAACGCATTAAAGCTACACATCGAACCTAAAACACATTACGGAGTTATCTTCGGAGCAGACAGAGGTAGCTGCCCTGAGTGCGGAAGCGATGACTTGATAATACAAATGAGGCGCACAACCGCAACAGGAGTTAAGAAGATATTATACAAGTGCAAAACTTGTTTTAAAATACATTCCAAAACAGACAAATAATGGATAGCAAAATATTAGCAGCAGTTATAGAAGATATGCGTAGGCGTGAAAAAGTAGGCAAAGAAAAGTATAACTGCACAATGGATAGGCAAGACTTATCTACGGGGCAATGGATAACACATTTGAAGCAGGAACTACAAGATGCCATTTTATACCTTACTAAACTCGAACAGATACACAATGCGCCTAAAGAAGATATACAGCTTCGGAAATATTTTAGATAGAGAAGTTTACGAAGACCTAAAGCAATTAGATTATACGAACCCAAACTTTAAAGGTTGCGGAGATGAGTTCCAGTTCAATCGTGAGTGGTGGGTAATGCTTGACGATATGAGCCGTATCGTAGCATATTGCGGCTCAATTTATTCTAAGGGCATTTGTATATTTAACAGGGCTTGGGTTAAAAAAGAATATAGAGGGCAGGGCATACAGAGACGAATGATTAGAACCAGGTTAAAGGCTGCATCTACTTTTTGCCACATAGCTATTACTTACACTACCTTAGACAACTTCCCTTCGGCTAATAACCTTATAGATTGCCGGTTCAAGCTTTACTTACCAGAGTATTCTTACGGGGGTTCTGACAAACTTTACTTTCAAAAGTTGCTCTAAAGTACAACTTATTATAATTTAGGTACAACAACATTTTATAATGTTCACGTATTCGTGAACGTTTAACTTTTGTGAACAATATATGAAGTTTAAAATTAAAAATATGGAAAACGAAACCAAGCCAGAGATTACAAGATTAGAAGTAATTAACCACGCTAAAAACGATTACCCAATAGGTAGGATATTAACTTTATATCAGGAACTTGGCGACTTCAAATCAATAGAATTATCTTATCAAGACGGCAAAAGAACGCTTAAAATCTTTTTAGATTAATGTTACTTTAGACATTTAAAGTAAAATAAAGGTAGTAATACTACTACTTTTGGCTGCATTTTGTTACCGACTTTGGCAACTTTTACCCTTACTTTATGTTACAATTTTACATATATTTGTAACACTTTTGTACGTATATGCGTACAATCCTACGTATAAATAGCAGAATCTAAAGTGCAATATGCTGCTCTTAATGTCGGAATTTTACATCATTAAATACCTTTTTTTTACATAATGTGCGATAAAATGCACATTAAATAGTTTTTTTGATTTATATAAAACCCATCATTTGCAACAAGGTTACAAAAATATATTTTTTAATTATGCACTTTGTATTGTGTAATGTGTTATCTTTGTTGAAACAAAACACAATATGACACATTTAACCACCTACCAAATGTTCCAATATCAGCGATACGGGAACATATTAATTGACGGGGATAGGAGTACAACAAACCCTTATGACCCTGCTCTATTGCCTAAAAACTACGACTACGAAGATGACGATTATACGTTTACTCGTTGGGTAGAAAACAATGCAGAACAAGAACTTTTAAAAACCGAACAATATGAAGATTGAATTTGTAAAAGAAACTAAGCCAGACGGCACGATTTTCTACTATACTTTAGTAGATAACAAATACGATAGTATGAGTATGTACTTAGAATACTCACAGGCTTACGAATACTTTGTGAGCCTAAAGAAAAGGCAAGAGCCTATTATCGAAATTTTAGAACACTATTCAGTAGACATTCAAAACCAATAACAATGAGCCTAATTAAAATACAACAGGAATTAAAAGCACCTAAAAATCAATTCAATGCTTTTGCTAAATACAAGTACCGAAGTGCAGAAGATATTATCGAAGCTGCAAAACCTATCTGCCATAAATACGGCTACGCTTTGATGTTAAGCGATGAGGTAGTAGAAGTAGGCGGTAGGGTTTATGTAAAGGCTACGGCTTGTCTAAGTAACTTAGAGGATAACATTACTTGCACGGGTCTTGCCCGTGAAGAGGAAAACAAAAAAGGTATGGACGCTTCACAGATTACCGGAGCAGCAAGTAGCTACGCTCGTAAGTACGCCCTTAACGGACTCTTTGCAATAGACGATACCAAAGATGCGGACGCAACTAACGAACACAAAGACGAAGTAAGCGAAGGGCAAAAGGCGTTCTTGATTGAGCAGTTAGATAAGACAAAGTTTACCGAAGACCAGAAGGTAAAGGCTGCCATTAAAATCAATGCCATCAAGACCTTAGACGAATTTAACAAGATTAAAGAAACCATAAAGAAAAGCTAATGAGAGACTTGCTACCATTTGAAAGGCAGATGCTCCTAGCAGAAGTATATCATTACGCTTGGTATAACGAAGAGGCATACGCTGACTTATTAACATTCATAGAAAAGTATCAAACCATTTTAGACAAACCAGTATTTTTAACCCAAATCCCAAACAATGACACAGAAACAACGCATCTTGAACCACTTGCTTACGGGCAAGACCTTGACACCAATCCAAGCATTGAACAAGTACAACAGTCTTAGACTTGCAGCCGTAGTCTTTGATTTAAAGAGACAAGGCTATAAAGTACAAACGGAATTAATTAACGTAGGTACGAAAAAACAAAGTAAATTAGTAGCTAAATATTCAATCAAAAACAAATAAAATGGAACAAAAAAAATGGAGTACTGGCGGTTGGAAAAAGACAACTGCTAAAGGAGAAGTAATTAATTTTACAATCAATGATGTACGTTACTCAATGTGGGTTAACGCTTACAAGACAGAGGACAAACAACCAGACTTTAAGATTTATGTAAATGATTTTAAACCTAAAGAAGATACGGAAGGATTGCCGTTTTAATTATGCTAACTAAGAAAAAAGATGTATCAATCAAACAATTAAAAGATTTATATTATGCTCAAAGACTTACCCATATACGCCTACACGATATGATGCACCAGTTGGGACTATTAGGCATTGAAGATAATCAGCCTTTAGGCGCAGATATAGGAGCATTAAAAATTGTAAGTTTAGTAGATGAGACATTTGAATGCGATGTGTTAAAAAAAGATAGAAGTTTAAAAACTACTTTTGGTCGTAAGGCTGCTGCTTATTTATTAAGGCGATACACTAAGTTAAGCCTCAAAGATATAAGCATATACTCAGGCACTAAGGACCACACAACCGCAATACATAACATAAAACAAGCAAACAACCTAATTGACACGGAAGATTGGTTTAAAGACAAATTAAAAAGAATTTGTCAAAAGATTGAACTTATTGAAAATTAGTGTATATTTGCAGATATAAAAAGACATAGACGTACTACGAACCGACTATGTGTTTAGTGGTTAAATAATAATAACCCTGGTAGTTCGTAGCTATCGGGGTTTATTTTTTTTATGGCAAAAGACCCAGCGTTTTTATTTTATCCCGGCGACTATGTTAGTGGCACAATGGGAATGACATTTGAAGAAAAAGGAGCATATATGGATTTGCTTATGCTTCAATTCAATCGTGGTCATATGAATACTCATATGATACAACATACGGTTGGTCACTTGTGGGAACAAGTGAAATGCAAGTTTATACAAGATAACGAAGGTTTATGGTACAATGTCAGGCTTGATGTTGAAAAGGATAAGCGTAAAACCTTTACTGAGTCAAGGCGAAACAATATGAAACCTAAAGACAAACCCTCATATGAACCCCCATATGAAACGCATATGCAACCTCATATGGACTCCCATATGGAAAATGTAAATGAAGATATAAATAAAGATATAAATAATAATAAAAGTAAATGTAATTTTGAACAAGCTTATGAATATATGGCATCAAGAATTGATTTAGACCAAGCAAAGATTGAAGCTGAAAAGTTTGTAAATTACTACGAAAGTAATGGGTGGAAAGTAGGTAAGAACCCTATGAAAAGTTGGGGAGCAGCCGCAAATAATTGGATAACAAACACTAAACAATATGCAAAAGGAACTACAAACAATCAGCGCAAACTTACAAAAGGAGAACAATTTAACCTTGACGGCTACAACCTTATCAACGCTACTACCTTCGGAGCAGGAGATTATGACCGCCTTTTTGGGTGAGAGGATAAGAAGCCTTAATCAAACAATGCTGCATCAGAACCTGATTTACATTATGCAGTTAGTAGGCATAAACGTAATACCAGACAAAGTTAAGTTAGCAGTTTTAGAGGATTGGATAAGGACACAATACGGAAACTTTACAATAAACGAAGTTAAAGTAGCGTTTAAGCAAATGGTAGCTAATGACTTTATAGACCATTACCAAAACTTTAGTCCTGCTTATTTTAGTCAGGTAATGGACAGGTATAAGAAAAAAGCAAACGAAGTAAGAAAAATGATGCCACAAGAACGAGTAGAAGCAATCCCGCACTTAACCGATTTAGAGATAATTGATTACAGTTATCAGGAATACAAATTGTTAGAAGATAGAACATTTGATAAGTTATTTAACCCTTTATCTGTATTTACAAAGCTTAATAGTTTAGGTATTAAGATATGGACTAAAGAAGATGGTGCAGTTGCTAAAAAGAAACTTATGGAGATTATTACCTACAAAGCTAATAAAATGGACATAATAAGTGCAAAGCAGTACCGAGACGAGTGGACTGAGAGTTGGCTAAAGAACCAGGCTCGAGCAGTTGCAGTAGCTTTATTTTTTGAGGAACAAATAAAAATTAGCAAAGTATCGTTTTCTTAATATAGTTTTGCTTTATGACCGCAAACGAATTAACCAAAGAAGCAATCCAAACCCTTAATAAAAACGGGTGCTTTGTATGGCGCAATAATAACTTAGCGGTTAGAGGGCGCACCTTTATAGGTTTAAAAGGAGTGCCAGATGTTGTAGGCTTTCATACGCAAAGCGGAGTAGCGGTATACTGCGAAACAAAAGCAATAGGCGATAAATTAAGCAGCTATCAGATATCATTCTTAAACTTAGCAAAGACGGCAAATTGTTTTTGTTACATAGCAACCGAAGAAGATGGCAAACTAATCCTAAAAGAATATGAACAAGAATAGTATCATATTAGAACTTTGGGAAAGCAGAGAATTAAAGGAAGCAATAGACAAGATGCAGCCGGAAGATTTGCGAGAAGATTTAAGAAGTGAATTATTTAAGGTGCTATGCGAAATGGACGAGGAACGATTAATTGATATGCGCACCCGTAACGTATTAAAGTTCTACTTAGTTAGAACTATGATTAATATGATGCAAAGTAATACGAGCCAATTTTATAGGACATACAGAAAACCTTTAGAGGTTGAATTAATAGTACACGACAGAGACGAAGATTTACTTAACAAAGTAGAAGATGAACTATCAAAGATGCACTGGTATAAAGCAGAACTTTTGAGAGTGTACGCTATTAACCATAACTGCAACGCTAAAGAACTTAGCAGAGTTACAGGCATACCTTATATGTCAGTACACAGGGAACTTAAATTAACTAAACGAGAACTTAAAAAACAATTACGCAAATGATAATTATCGCAGCAGTATGCTTTGCAATATTCTTTGTAGAGATACATCAGTTTCACAGAAAATGGTATTTAGATTACAAGCCTTTTAGTTGCACAAGTTGTTTAGCAGCTTGGGTAGGATTAGTTTTATATTTACTACCTGCAATATGTACAGATGTATTTGCGTTTGTATTTATACCAGGAGTGTTAGCACCTTTACTATCAAAACTAATGTGGAACTTATGGAAATAGAACACCAAAATTATTTAGACCTACATAGAACCAATTATGAAATGGTGCAGAACGGCTATGTGCGTAATATAGATTTAGACATCTTAAAAATGTACGAGCATATATACCGCAAGTATATGAGTCCAGATTTTATATTGACAGTATGGTGCAGCCATTGTATATTTGATATGATTAAAAGGCTTTACGAATGGTACGATTTACAACCTAAAAATAAAAAAAAGAATGGCTAACTTTATCCACCCTACCGCTATAATTGGCGATAACGTAATTATTGGAGACGGCAACTACATTGGTGCTTATTGTATTATCGGAGACCCTGCCGAACATAAGAAGTTTTGGAATAAAGAAAAAGGCAAAGTATACATAGGCGATAACAATGTTATTACAGGACTTGTAACAATAGACGCAGGTACTGAGATAGACACCTTTATAGGAAATAATTGTTTTATAATGAAACACGCACACATCGGACACGATTGCACAATCTTAGACAATGTAACAATTAGCTGCGGAGCAAAAATAGGTGGGCATTCTATTGTAGATAAAGGTGCTAATATAGGACTTAACGCAGTTTTACACCAGTTTGCAAACATCGGAGAGAATTGTATGATTGGCGCAAGTGCCTTTGTTAAAGGAGATGCAAAACCAAATACTAAATATGCAGGAGTACCTGCAAGAGAAATAGGATCAAACATAAGATAATGAAAGTAGCTATTTTATTACTTGCGCAAAACAGACACGATTTAACTCAGCGTGTAATTAAGCAAAACTTTTTTAACTCTGGTTACAATGCCGATTGCTTCTTAATAGATAACGGCAGCGACACACACGAAAACTTTAACTACCCGTTTGCCGGTTATGACTTGTCAAAAGAAAAGAGGGGCATAGCAGCTGGAGTAAACGCAGGGTTACGCATAACCCAAAACTATGATGCGGTTTGTTTATTAGCTAATGATATTTTATTACCGCAAGATTGGTTAGCTAAGTTTGTTTTGTTTGCACAACGAATAGAAAAGACAGGCATAATAGGAATACATTGCGTAGAAGATTTGCCGCCATTAATAGACGGGGTACATAAAACACATACACCCTTTGGCGATAACTTTATTACTCGTGAACTTATAGATGCGGTTGGGGGTTACAATGAAGCCTATGACCCTTACGGAATGCAAGACAGAGATTACGGGGAACGAGCAACAATATCAGGCTATACTAATTATTACCTTCCGGATATGAGGTCAGAACACATAGGACACGATGTCGGCAACGGAACGGAGTACAGACGAATGAAGGACGAAAGTTTAGGACGGGCGCAAAGCGTATGGGAAAAATACCAAGACATATACCACAACCAAAAGAATATAAGATGCGAATACTTTGTATAACTTCTGCCAACTCAGGCGTAGGACTGCATAGAATTATGATGCCGATAGTACACTTAGAAAAAGAGTACGCACTTATTACCGATGTATTGAATGACGAACTATTAGAGCAAGGTTGGGATATTGTGTTAATGAATAGAATGCTTAACGAGATTGATGCAAAGCAAATGGACACTTGGCGCACTAAGTACGGCTTTAAGTTAGTAGTCGATAACGATGACCATTGGGAACTTAGCGAAAGCCATTTGTTATATTACCGATACAAATACAATAACATCGGCAAACAGATTACCGACTACTTAAAGATAGCTGACCTTTGTACCTGCACACACGAAAGGTTAGCAGCAGAGATAAGCCCTTACAATAAGAACGTTCACATATTACCAAACGCTTTACCTTATGGGCAAGAGCAGTTTCAGGATAACAAGACCGAAGATTACAAGGTTAGATTATTCTGGAGCGGTAGCGGAACGCACGAAAGGGATATTGAAATACTTAGGCAGCCGTTTAAAAGGTTACAAGGTATGAATATAAGAACTGTAATAGCAGGGTACAACGATGCGGAGAAACCTATTTGGGATAAAATGATTGATAGCTTCACTTGTGGTTTAAAGCTAAACCCTACGATTTATAACTATGCAAGGGTTACGGAATATATGGGAGCATATACGGACTCAGACATTTCAGTTATACCATTGGTAGATAACAAGTTCAATGCTATGAAATCCAATCTAAAGGTATTAGAAACTGCTGCTAAAAAGAACCCTGCAATAGTTAGCCACGTCAATCCTTACTTAGATATGCCCGTGCATTACGTTAAAAGCCAAAAGGATTGGTATAAACATATAAGAGATTTGGTAAGTGATGCGGATATGCGAAAGGAAAGCGGACAAAAGTTGTTTGAGTTTTGCCAAAAGAAGTATAACTTTGATGAGATAAATTTAGACAGAACTTATATTTATAATAAACTAATTTCTCATAGTTAAATTTTTAATTATTAATCAACGGAAAATTTAATGGGATAGCTATGAGGAAACACACACAAATATATTTGCAGGGAATGGGGTATAAAAAAACTGACTTCGTTCCCTGTGAAGTGTGTGGCGCACAAGCAGTTGATGTGCATCACATAGTTGCGAGGGGTATGGGTGGCACAAATGAGAAGGACACAATAGAAAACCTAATGGGACTTTGTAGGAAGTGCCACATAGAATACGGAGACAAAAAACAATATAAAGAGTTTTTAAAAGAGATACACGCAAATAATTATGGCAAAGATTAAAGAGAACAATAACAAAGTTAGCTTTGGCAAACGCAAAAGAGGGTCTGCAAAGAAGTCCTTTAACAAGCACACGCCAAGAGAAAAAGCATATAGAGGTCAAGGAAGATGAGAAAGTTATGGGCTATATGGTATTTATTAACTCACAAAGTTTACTTCTTAGCAGTATGTAAGACGGGTAAAGATGGAGACGATATGACCACAATAGGACACTACACGTACTCAATGGCAGAAACTTTAATAAATAAGCACATAGCAGATGTAGATACTTACCTTGACCAAGAAGACGCAATCGACGAAGCAAACGACATAATAAACGGAATACTATGATACAAAATGTACCAATCAACACAGTAAAAGCAAACCCTAACAACCCAAGAATAATTAAGGACGATAAGTTTGCAAAGCTCGTAAAGTCAATTAACGAGTTCCCTCAGATGCTAAAACTTAGACCTATTGTAGTTAATGACGATATGGTTGTGCTTGGTGGCAATATGAGATTAAAGGCTTGTAAAGAAGCAGGACTTAAAGATATACCTATTATCAAAGCAAGTGAACTAACCGAGCAGCAGCAAAAAGAGTTTATAGTTAAAGACAACGTAGGCTATGGAGAATGGGATTGGGATGACCTTGCTAATAATTGGGATGCAGAAGAACTTGAAAATTGGGGATTAGATATACCTAATTTTAATTCAAATATTAATTTAGAAGAATTCTTTGAAGATAGTAAAATTGATAGTAAATTACCAACAGGTAAAATAATACTTGAGTATACTTTAGAAGAATGTGATAGTGTTAAAGCAGAGTTATTAAAACACGGTAAAACTCCTGAAGATGCAATTTATAATTTATTAGGATTATGAGAATATTTTTAGCTGGTTCTGGATGGAATAGACATTGTTGGGAAAATAGAGATTTTTTTGACTTCTATAGATTAGAAAGCTTTGTATATATTAAAGGTGAAGAGAAAAATATACATAAATATAATATGTTTTTATTAGATAGCGGAGCTTTTACATTTATGTCAAAAGTAAATGGCGAGGTAGATTGGAATGATTATATAAAAAAATATGCTAAATTTATAAACGATTATAATGTAAATTACTTTTTTGAATTAGATATTGATGTAATTGTTGGAATAAAAGAGGTTGAGAGATTAAGAAGTTTACTTGAAAATTTAACTAATAAAAAAAGTATACCCGTATGGCATAAGTCAAGAGGTTTAGAATATTGGAAAAAAATGTGTAAGGATTATGATTATGTAGCAATAGGAGGAATTGTTACACAAGAAATTAAAAGAGGTGAATACGATGTATTTAATCATTTACTTAAAATAGCTAAAGAAAATAATACTAAAGTACACGGACTAGGTTTTACTAATTTAAAAGGTTTAGAAAAATATAAATTTTATTCAGTTGATTCAACAAGTTGGTTATCAGGTAATAGATTTGGAGCAGTATATTGGTTCGATGGTAAAACAATGAAAAAACAAAATAAAGGAATTGGACAAAGAGTTAAAACAAATATGACTGCTCTTAATAACTTTAATGAGTGGGTTAAATTTTCAAAATACGCAGAAAACTTTTTATAACAAAAACTAAAAAAATGAACACACAAAACAACGAACGAGGTACTAAAATTAAAACAATTTTAAAATTACATTCTGATGGTAAAACAAAAGAGGAGATAATCAAATTAGGTTTTCACAAAACAACAGTTAACATACAAATTAATAAAATTAAAAAGAATGAAACAAAGTAGTAAAGCAATAGTTTTATTAAGTGGTGGACAAGACTCTACTACTTGTTTATATTGGGCAAAGAAAAATTTTAAAGAAGTTTATGCAATAGGTTTTAATTATGGACAGATGCATAATGTAGAATTAGTTAAAGCTGCACAGATAGCAGAATTAGCAGGTGTTAGTTACAAAGTATTAAATGTAAAAGGCTTATTAGCAAATAGCAGTTTAACTATGAATACTGACCATAATCAAAAAAGCTATTTAAACGAAAACCTACCTGCATCTTTTACAAGCGGTAGAAATCTTTTATTTTTAACTATTGCTGCTTCAATCGGAGCTGAGTTAGGATGTAACGATATAGTAACAGGAGTTTGCCAAACAGATTTTTCGGGATACCCTGATTGCAGAAAAGTAACAATGGATAGCTTACAAACAACATTGTCTTTAGGAATGGGAACAGGAGATTATAGAATACACACTCCACTAATGTATATTACTAAAGCAGAGACTTGGAAACTTGCTAAAGAATTAAATTGCTTAGACATTATTATTGATTATACAATGACTGATTATAATGGAAGTTTAAATAAAAATGAATGGGGTTTTGGAGATATTGATAATCCTGCAACAGAATTAAGAGCTAAAGGTTATTACGAAGCAAAAGAAAAAGGTTGGTTATGATTATAGAAAAAAAATATCATTTTTACGCTGCACACAGAAATAAAGAAGCAGGAGTAAAATGCGGCAGATTGCACGGACATACTTATAATGTTATATGTCACTTTAAATTTACTGAATTAACAAATGGTGTTACAATGTTGTTTAGTGATATAGATAAAATAGTAGAACCTATAATAAAACAATATGACCATTATTTATTATTACATAAAGAAGATACTTTGTGCAATGCTTTAGATTTGTTAAACGAACCTTATATTAAATTACCATTTGAAACAAGTGCTGAGAATATGGCACTATGGATATTTAATCAAATTAAAACTAATTTGCCAATAACTAAAATTGAATTGGCAGAAACAAAAACATCAAACGTTATTTATGAAGCTATCAATTAGTGAAGTATTTTATTCAATACAAGGTGAGGGACCAACAACAGGTTATCCTGCAGTCTTTGTAAGATTAGGAGGTTGCAATTTAATGTGTGGGGGAGAAGGTACACAAAGAGACGGTAAGTTATACGACGGTGCAACTTGGAGATGCGATACAATAGAGGTCTGGATGAAAAGTAGAGCAAAAGAATTAAAAGACATATTACCAGAAGATTGTATTGAAGCAATAAAAAAAGGTGCTAATTTAATTGTAACAGGCGGTGAGCCATTAATGCAACAAAATAATGTAATAGAATTTATTAAATACGTTAGAAGTAATTATAATGATAATTGTTATGTAGAGATTGAAACAAACGGTAGTATAGAGCCAAGACAAGATTTAAGCAATTTAGTTAATCAATGGAATTGTAGCCCTAAATTAGCTAATAGCGGAATGCCTTTATTAAAGACATATAATACTAATGCTATTGCAATTTTAAATAAATACAATACTGCATTTAAATTTGTATTAACAACAGATAAAGATTGGGAGGAAGTTAAAAAGTTCTATATGGATATAGTAGATAGAAGTAAGGTATGGTTAATGCCATCAGGAAGCAGTCAAGATGAATTAATAAAATCAAAAGAAATAGTAGCAGAAATTGCTAAAACTAATTATATTAAATTTACTAATAGGTTACATATTGAAATATGGAACAAAAAAACAGGAGTATAATATGTATCAAATAAATAGCCCTGAATGGCACTTTAAACAAATATTAGCAGAACTTGGCGAGAACCCAGATAGAGAAGGTTTAAAAGAAACACCTAAACGTTATATAAAATTTATGCGTGAATTCTTAGAACCAAAAGAATTTAACTTTACAACTTTTGACGGAGAAGGTACTGATGAAATGATTATACAAAAAGACATACCTTTTTATTCTTTATGCGAACACCATACCGCACCTTTCTTTGGGACTGCAGCAGTTGCTTATGTACCTAATAATAAGATAGTAGGCTTATCTAAATTAGCAAGAACAGTAGACCTATACGCTAATAGGTTTCAAAACCAAGAACGTATAACAACACAGATAGCAGAAAGGTTGATGGAAGAACTTGACCCTAAAGGTGTGGCAGTATCTTTAAAAGCGCAGCATTTATGTATGTGTATGAGAGGAGTTAAGAAGCACGATACTTGGACAATTACATCAAAGCTATTAGGGATATTTAAGAATGGAGAACCAAGACACGAGTTTTTAAATTATATTAAATAACAGAAATATATCAGTAATGCCATTTGAAAAAGGAATAATACCACAGGGAGCAAAACCATTCGGTGCAGGAGAGTCAGGAAACCCAAACGGAAGACCTCGTAAGTATGTAAGCTTACTAAAAGAACAAGGTTACAAAGTATCTGAAATAAACGATACTATCCAAGCAATGATGGCAATGGATATTGAAGAACTTAAATCTGTATGGGATAACCCAAAAGGAACAGTATTAGAGAAAACAATAGCAGCGGCAATGCGTAAAAGCTTAGAAAAAGGTAGCCTTTATAGTTTAGAAACTTTACTTACCCGTGTTTATGGTAAGCCAAAAGAAACAGTAGACACTACAAATAAAACAGAGTTAACAGGTAAAATACAAGTAGAAGTAATAACAAGCGGAGTGCCTTTAGCAAATAGAGAAACAGATGTTTAGAACAACCGATGTATTTTTAAGTAACCGAGATGCCACAACCGACATTATAATCAATCAAGGCGGTACAAGTAGTGGTAAAACTTATTCAATACTTCAAAACTTATTCCTTCACGCAATAGAAAACGACAGGTGTATTATTACTGTTGCAGGACAAGACATACCTAACTTAAAAGTAGGACCCATAAGAGATGCACATAATATAGTAGAACAAACTGAGGGACTTAATAATTACATTTTAGAGTATAACAAATCGGATAGGGTATTTACTTTTGTTAATGGTTCAATAATAGAGTTTAAAAGCTATGACGATTCACAGGATGCTAAACAAGGTAAAAGGGATTATCTGTTTTTAAACGAAGCCAATGGTGTTGACAAGATAATATGGGACGAATTATATATAAGGACTAAAAAGAAAAGCTATATTGATTATAACCCAAACAATGAATTTTGGGTACATACTGAGCTTATAGGTAAGCCAAACGTTACGCTAATAATTAGCGACCATAGGCATAATACATTCCTAGACCAAAAGATACACGATAAAATTGAGGCAATAGATGACCCTGAACTTTATAAAGTTTATGCTCGTGGACTTACAGGTAAGCTTGAGGGAGTAATTTTTAGGGATTATAACGTAGTTAGTGCAGTAGATACAGATGCAAAACTTATTGGTTATGGATTAGACTTTGGTTTTAGTAATGACCCAACTGCATTAATTGCCCTGTATTCTCATTCAGGAGAACTAATTATAGACGAGCTTATTTACGAGAAAGGTTTATTAAATGTCCGTATTAGCGATTTAATGCGTGAATTAGGCGTTAACGGAAGAATTGTGGCAGATAGTGCCGAACCTAAGTCAATTGCTGAATTAGGGGCTTATGGGTGGCAAATAGAGGGTGCTAAAAAAGGACCTGATAGCATACGACAATCAATTAATACTTTAAAGCGTTATAAATTAAACGTAACGCAAAGGTCAAGCAATCTTAAAAAGGAATTAAATGGGTATAAATGGAAGCAAAATAGAGATGGTAAACTTGATAATGAGCCTGTTGATTTCCTTAATCACGCAATAGATGCCCTTAGGTACGCATCACTTAACATATTAGACAATCCAACGTCTGGCAGATACGCCTTTTTATAACTCATTGATTTACAATAAGATACAAAAATATTGTAATATTTGTAAAATAATTCATTATTTATTTTGTGGATTGTGTAAAAGTTGTATATTTACATAACAATTAACCACAAAACAAAATACAATGAAAAATCAAAACACAATTACGATTCACGGTTTTAATCAAGGAAGTATTGCTTATTGCGAATCGATGGGCTTATCTAAATGCTTTGAAGCTTATGCGTCTATCAACGAAGATATAATGGAAGGCGGAATAGGTTTTAATTGTAATTCTGCTTATGTTTATATTGCATTAGACAATGGTGTTTCTATTTGTTCTATGCTTGGTAATGATGTTGAATATTTAGTTACTGACTTTAATGATGGGCAAGAATATTTTTTTGATACATACGAAGAAGCTGAAAATTTTGATGTAACTGAATTACAAAACAATTAAACACAAACACAATGAAAAAAGAAACCGCACAATTATTAGCAGTATTTTTAGTAGCTTGTTACCTTATAGGGCAACTTCAAGACATCTACTCAAAATGATTTACGCTATCTGTCTTCTGCTAATTACAACAGGTTTTGTAATGGCAGCATTAACCGACTATTTAATTAAACACAATGACACAAAGCGCAAAAGAATACATAGACAAATATTACGCAAGTGAACCTATTAGTATAATGATGTCTAACATCAATGCAACCTATCTTGAGATACTTACCTACTGCCAGAGCAAAGGGTATGAACCTTCTAAGCGTAGAATGAGAAGTCCAAAACATAAGTCAGAAATTGGCTTTTTTGACATTGAGAACTATAAACCCGAAACAATATAACCAAAACAAATAACCTATGAAACTTATTGTAAAAGAAGGAAGCTATGAAGCAGATACCTTATGGGGTATAATAATAGAAGTATTAAAACATAGATTTTGGCATTTAAGAACTCACGGTAAGTGGATGGACTAATTAAAAAAATAACCTATAAACCCAAAACAATATGAGCCTTGATAAAAACGTAAGCACAATAGAGTTATTAGCACTTCTATTATCTGACATAGAAATATTTTTACTAATGGAAGCTGACCAAGAAACATTAAAAGATAAGCTATATACTGCAAAAGAAATACAAGACCAATTTAGTATTAGTATAAATAAAATGGCTAATGTAATGTATTATCAAGGATACGATTTAAACAAACCAATTAAGCCATAGATACTATGAGTATTTTATTAATTATTGCAGTATGGGAAATACTAAAAAAGATAGTAAAGACAATCGTTTACGCTTACTTAAATTCAAAATAGCTTTTTTTACTATTGGCATCTTAGCTTATATTGGATTATTAATAATGGCTATAATACAAAAACTAAACATCTTTAAAAAATAAACAAATGGAACTACAACAAATCTTCGAAACAACAAAAGAACAAAGGGCTGAGTTTACCTACCAATTAATTGAACGCTTAAACGCAGGGGAACTTGACCCACTTAAAACACACCTCCAGGTTAAAGCCTTAGAAGATATGCTTGAAACCTTAAAGGCAAACAAGGACTATAAAGATGCCGTATTACAAGCAGCCGTTCTTAATGGCAAGGACTTTGAGTATATGAGTGCTAAGTTTAACATTCGTGAAGTAGGTGTTAAATACGATTATACCAAATGTGAAAGTCCTGCTTACGAGGAAATTATAGCTGACTTTAACGATGCAACTAAAGCTAAAAAGGATATGGAAGAGTTCCTTAAAAAAGTGCCACATTCTGGGCTTGACATTATTAACGGGGTTACTGGCGAGGTTACAAGGGTTTACCCACCTGCCAAAAGTAGCACAACAAGTGTAGCAGTATCTTTAAAATAAAACAAATGATTTTAACAATAATCGGAGTTATTGTACTAATTTTAATGATTATAGAAATTATAGACGTATATAACCAAACCAAATGATAGTAGGAATTTTATGCTCTATATTCTTTGCAACCATAATATCAATAGTATGGGTGCGCTTAATAGACAAAAGCAACAAGATGTTAGAACAAGATAAAAAAGATAAGCAATGACCTGGAACGAATTAACAGTATGGCAGTACCAACAGATTTATCCAATAGTAACTAAGCCTGAAAAGGATTGGACTACCTTAGATGTTGAAAGTAAGCTTGTAGGTATTTTATACAACATTACAGACACGCAAGTCGATAGCCTTAGCGTAGGGGAGTTTAATAAAATGAAGGCAACCTTAGGCTTCTTAGACGATAAAATAGAAGGTAAGCCTGTTAAGTACACAGAAGTAAACGGCAAACGATATAGATTTATCTATGATGTGCAGCAGATTAAAGCAGCCAGATACATTGAGACTAAAGTATTTAGCACGGACTTAGTAGGTAACCTACACAAATTAGCAGCTTCAATGGTTATGCCTCAGCGCAAAAATTGGTACGGCAAATGGGTAGATGACAAGTACGATGCCTCAAAGCATAGCATATATGCTGAGGACTTACAAGGTGCAAAGTTTATGCACATATACCAATCGGTTGTTTTTTTTTATCAAGTTTACAGAAACTGGATAGAAGTTTCTCAGGGTTATTTGATACAAGAAATGATAGCGAAGGGGATGGATACGGAGACGGCACTAAAGGTGGTTCAAACTTTATGCGAGACTTTGGATGGCAGTATTGTACCAAATCTGTTGCCGACCAAGAAAATATTACAGTTGACCAAGCTTATGAGTTAAGAACAATACACTACTTAAATACGCTATCCTATCTAAAGGCTAAAGCCGATTACGATAAAGAACAACATAGGAAATTAAGATAGCCCCCAGACAAGCCCTGCCAATTTTGGTGGGGTTAGTTATTTTTAGACCTTCCTTATATTTATTAGCGTGAGTATAGATAAAGCACAAATACAAGCATTAAGGGATAACTTTATACAAAGCCTAGGCGGTAGCTTTGATAAGTACAAAGATGGCGATTTACCTATATTAGAGGAAACACTTGCTAAGTATGGTCAAGCCTTTAACGATAGAATTACCGAAATACTTGATAAGGAAAATATTACAAGTTCTGGCAGATTAGCAGAACCCGCTTTGCCAATCATTACAAAGTTTGGTACTGGCTATGTTTTAAGTGTAGGATATACACAAGGAAGCGAGGCATCTAAATACTATGACTTTGTAAACAAAGGGGTAAAGGGTACAAAGAACACAAAGGCAGACGGCAACACACCCTATTTATTCAAGACAAGTAAAAAAGCAGTACCGGTAAGTTCAATAGAGAAATGGTTAAGCTATAATAAACTTAAGACAGTAGCGGTTAAAAAGTATACAAAGCTTGGAGCAGAGAGCAAAGCAATACAAGGCAAGAAGTCTTTGGCTTGGGCGATAGCAAGAAGCATACACACTAAAGGACTTAGGTCAACGCACTACTTTGACAAAGCAGTAGCACAAATATTTAATAAAGAATTTATTGAAAGCATAGCAGTCGCAGTAGGTGGCGATGTGCAAATTCAAATAAAGCAAACAATTAACGAAAGCAAAAATGGCAATAACAATAACAAGTAGTCCTGCACCCTATTCGTCTATGCACGATAACCTTTGGTTCGTGTCAAGTTCTACTAATAGCGGAACTACAAACTTTAAGTTTGTGTACGATGTATATATAAACGGCAGCCAAGTAATTAGATCAAAGGTGTTCCCTTCGCCAAGTGCAGAGGGCAGCTATGGGGTATTTAACGCATCGCCAATGGTTAGAAGTTTTGTAACTAATTATTTCGAGCCTTCAGGTAGTTCAATACTTGTAGCATCAAACGACAAGATTAAAGTAGATTACCAATTAAGGATAGGCGAAGAGGTAAGCGGTATTACAACTACTAACTTAGCATCTGGTAACTTCTCAGCCTACAACTTCGTGCCGCCATTGTTTGCCGATGTGTTCTTGACAAAGAACAATACACCTGTGGTGCTATCCGACTATTACGATAATTTACTATTAGAAAACTTTACCGATGACTTCCTGACCGAGCGTGACACAGATGATATAACGCTTGAATACGGAGATAACTTTTACATTACCTTCCTACGCATAGCAACGGGCGGTTATTCTGCTTGGGTAGAAGTATTAGCACCAGGAGACGTGGTTACTAACACAGTATCGGGTAATATTACTTTAGGTGGTCAGTTTAATATGTTTAACCTACAAGCCGGACATATTAATAGTTGGGCAAGTGGCACTATCATAAATGAAGATACTTATGGCTATAACTTCTATTTAAAAAGAGGAATAGCTAAAACAAGGGTAATTAAGATAAGACAAAAGTGCTATCCTAAATACCAACAATTCAATCTTGAGTTCTTAAATAGACTTGGCGGTTGGGATACAAAGAAGTTTGCCCTTGTTAATAGAAGGTCAAGCGAATATCAAAGAGCATCATACAGGCGCAGCGATTGGCAACTTGTAGGTGGACAAATGACAAACATAGATGGATACAACAGATATAACGAAACGACTTTCAACTATGCTATTCAGCATAAAGATAAATATAAGCTTACTAGCGATTGGGTTAGTGAGCAAGATTATGCGTGGTTATCTCAGCTTGTATCGAGTCCTATTGTGTATATGGAAGTACTTGGTGCTTATTTCCCTGTCACTATAACAACAACTAACTACGAGTATAAGTTAGAAAGTGCAGATAAACTATTTAACTTTGAGATTGAAATAGAAGTAGGTAAATACTTAACAAGCCAATTCAGATAATGATTAGTACTGAGATTTATATAGAAGATAGGAAGATTGATTTATTGCAAGATATATCTACGGAGTTTACTTATGCTATTGATGATGTAAGTGAGTTTGGTAGTCGCAATACTTCTTTTAGCAAAACAATAAGCATACCAGGAACGGCAACTAACAACTTAGTCTTTGGTTACATCTTTGAACTTAACAATGCTAACTTCACAGATAACACGCTTCCAAACGTAGGATATAACTACAATGTAACTAAACAAGCTAACTGCAAAATATTTATTGACAAAGTACAGATATTTAAAGGTACTTTACGAATATTGGAAATAGTTATAGACAAAGAGACTATTGAATACCAATGTAGTGTATTTGGAGAACTTGGTGGGTTTATTAACCAATTAGGAAATAAGCGTTTAGAAGATTTAGATTTTAGCGCATATAACCATACTTATAGTGTATCTAATATTAGCAATAGTTGGGATAACGTAGGGGGTTCTGGATATTACTACCCTTTGATTGATTACGGAAACGTGAGTACTGGAGCATACGGAACTGCTAAAAAAGACTTTCAATATACAACGTTTAGACCTGCTTTATATGTAAAGCAATATATAGACAAAATATTTGCAGATACAGATTATACTTTTAACTGCTCATTTTTTGATAGTGCTTTGTTTAAGCGTTTAATTATACCGCATAACCAAACGACTATTACATCTTTAAATAATACAAGCTTTAGCGCAACTGCAAAGGTTAGAACTATGAACCTTACATCTGACCCTTTTGTTAGATATGATGTAGTAACGGCAGGTAGCTTTACAGTTGATAGTTTAGGAGAGTTATTTACTTATACAAGTGGTACAACTTTAACTACTGATTTAAGAATAGTACTTACCGGTTATGTTTCTTTTTTT